GCATACTGGTTTGCCAAGTCTTGCGACAACATAAATGGTTGTTGTCCCATCTTCTCTGTCGTACCTAACAGTTCTAACTGTGCGCCAAGCGGTCTGTAACCAGCGGTTGTTAGTGTAGGAACTTGTCCAAGTATTTCCCCACCTGTACCGAATAGACCAGCACCAAACTTAGCTCTATCCATAGCGGCTTGGTCTGCTCTAGCGGCTAGTTCTAAATCTTGACGAGCTTGAGCATTAAACAATGCTTGTGCTGCTGGATTAGACGGTGCGCCACCAGTACCTGTATTGACAGCAAGACCGCCTGTACCACGACCATAATTAGTAGCTTGTAATCGAGCAAAATCTGCTGCTCGTGATGGCTGTAACAGTGCCTGTTGATTAGCCATATACTGCTGTGATGCTGCTTCAGGCGAAGTAGCAAGATACTGTTGACCAAGATTAAACAAGGACTGAGCGCCACCATATAGTGGCTGTGCAGCCGTTGCAACTTGTGTAGGGTCATACTGTCCCGCAGCGCCAAAAAGTCTATCTTGAATAGCTCTTAATTCTGGAGAAAGAGTGTAACTTCCTTGTCCTTCTGGAGTAAATGCAGACGTACCAAACCGAGTAGTCATACCCATTGGTTTGAACTGTGCCATTGCTGAGGCACGGTCTGCAGCAGCTCTTAGAGCTTCCGCTTGTCCCCTAGCGGCATCTGCGGCTTTACCGCCACTAATAAGACCACCAACAGTGCCAACCACTTAACCGACTAATCCACCCATTATAGACTCCTACTATATATGTGATACATTTGTTTATCCTGACCTATGAAATCTTGTTTAAACTCAAAACCTATTGTTTTACTAAACTTCGTTAACTTAGTATTTGTTTCTTCTATCAACGCTACTAAAGGCACTGAGACTAAGTGTTGTAATAAATTTAAATCTTCTAAATACTTTGCTTTAACTGTCGGTGTCCATTTACGAACATCGGTGTGAAACCATATTAAACTATCGTGAAGTTCTAACAACATGGTATAGTCTTCACGAATGACGACAGGTACTTTAAAACTCAATCTGTACGCTTCCACATACGAACAGTAATGTAAGGCTGTACGTTAGCGTTAGTACCGCTAGAACCAGTAGATGCGTTCGTTACAGAGATGCCAGTAACTGCTGTTCCAGTAGTTGTTGCACTTGCTTGTGAACCTGAAGCTCCCGGAGGGTTAGCAGCGTTACTTTGTACTGGTTGATTGTACGAGTGAGCGTGTCCGGGGTCTACAACAGTTGCAGTGTGTGTATGAGACACAACAATAGCGTCTTTAGAACCACCAGTTTCTTCAGCGGTGTCAAACATAGCATCACTAGCATCTAAACCAACTAAGACACGACCTGCGCCGAAAGCTGTCCATGTGCCAAAGCCTAGCAGTGTAGATGGGTTTGATGCGCTAGTAGCGTTGATGTAGATAGAACCAACAGGATAAATTGCTCCCAATGCAGCCGTTACAAACGCTGTTGTTGCAAGTTGTGTTGTGTTAGTACCAGCAGACGCTGTAGGTGCGGTAGGAGTACCTGTTAAGGAAGCACTGTTAATATCTGCTTTAGATGCAATCGCATTAGAAATTGCAGTTAGTTCAGTATCAATCTCTGTGCCTTTGACAATCTTACCAGCGTTACCTGTTGGTAAAGTATCCTTAGCTGTGAAATTAGTTGATTTATTATAATCTGCCATGTTTATTCCTTAAACTATTGTTTTACCTGCTTTAACCGCTACGTCAATCTTTTGGATTGATAAAGGGTTGCCGTTAATGTCTGCTTCTAATCCAAGTTGCATAATCGTGCCTTGACCACCAGCATTGACAGAAAATCTATCAAGAACAATACCTGAGCTGTATTCAGCAATGTTATATTCGCCGATACCGTATTCATAAACAACTGCTGTATCTAGTACATAGGTCGTAGCTTGATAACCTTCTGTGTAATCAAAACCCCACTTAACCGCAACTGGCTGGTTTGTGCCTCCGATTAAGACCCAACCAATCTTTTTAAGAATCTTTAGTTTAGTTGCAGCATCAAAATCAAAGTAGTTAGTGTAATACTGTAAACGATAAGCTGAGCCATTGTCAGAGTGTCCAAAGTACTTACCGATGTACGATGTCTTACCAATCAATAACTCTTTTGCTTGCGTAATGCAGAATGAACTTGGTCGTAAGTTGTCCCAAATAGTTACTCTAGCTGAACCATCTTGTAGACGTGAACGAGTATCAAAGCAGTACACAAACCGTGTAGTAGGTAACGACAGTAGATAGATAGCATCTCTTTCGTGGTAAATACTTTTAATCTTGCCTAAATCTGCCTCGGAAGCTATATTAGCCATCAAGTCATCACGAACATTCTTAGAGATGTCGTTCATCGGTAATGACTTCTCTTGAATCACACGAGCAAGGCTACGAACACCAGCATCAGACAAGAACAGAATATCTGTACCAATGTTCTGTACAGAGTCACGAGCAATACAGCCTACATTATAGATAATGTCTTGTAATACTAAACTACCTGTATCAATCGGGTTAGCATAGATAGCGGTGTTGTTACGACCAAAGATAACCAAGAATCCATTATGTGCTGCAATAGCGACAATGTTATCGCCATTAGGGAATACTTCTTGTAAGTTTAAGTAACCTGCTGAACCTGTCGTAAAGTCAGAGCCACGCAGCAAGTCGCTGAAGTAGACAGTCTGTGTGTCTCCAACAATGTTACCAACCCAAATACGACCAAAGGCAGACAATACTGCATTAGGTTTAAAGGATGCGTTATTATGATTAGCTGGTAATGTACCAACATCACTTATCTGTTGAAAACCAAAAGTACCGCTATCGTGGTCGTGAGGATTACCACCAGAAACAGGCAACTCATGCCACACCAACATTGGATGTCCAGCCTGTGCTAAATAAGCATGAGGCTGAAAGTCATTTACATCACCGTATGGCATTGCTGCCATCTGCCAGTTATTAGCAGTTATCGTGTATGAAGCGTTTGCTGAATTTGTTGCATTTCGGACAAGACGCTGTGTAAGTGTTGCACGACCAGTGAATAACTTGTTATTGCCAGCCGATATAATTGTATTGCTTCCGCCATCTACTACCTCCATCATTGCTTCAATCGGATTAGAACCTAAGTCGCTGTTGGTAGCGTTCAGCGGAGTCCAGCCCCGTCTTGCACCAATACGACCATATCGGTCAATCACGCAGTTCTGTGCTTTTAATGCAAAGCCAGAAGACAGCGTAATGCTTGACTCTTGAAGATTGAGACCGTAAAAGCCCGGTGCTGCAATCGAGGAAGTTTGTAATGTTCCAGCCATTAGACGGGATACCACGCTTCTTCTTCTACGTACCTAGCAGACTCTAAACCAATAGCATCAGCAAGACTTTGTTTAAAGAGTGCGTATGTCTCAGCAGACTGTACACCACCATCTTCACCACGCTCTGCTTGCGCTCTAGCTAAAGCAGCAAGGATGACAGGCTCATGCGGAACTAAGAGTTTGTCTGAGTTTGCAACTAATTCAACCTGTGGACGAATGACGTTAAAACGAATGTTATATACACCGTTAGGGATAGGGTATAAATCTACCTGAGTATCGCCATCTGTGTTTGTACCGTTAAAGTTGTAGTACTGCGGAGAACCCTTAGCTGGACTAGCAATTAAGAATTGGTCGTTCATCCAGCGAGTAGCGGCGTTCCGCATTACGACATTGCTTGTGTCGTTTAGAACATCGATAACACGAAAGCGTTGACCTGTACCTGTTAAGACATAGTTAAAGATATCAACAGCAGTCACAGCAGATAAAGTCTCTGATAGAGCGTTCCAGTTGTAAGCATCCTCAACTTGACGCTTAGAATCGTTTACATACTTTGCAATGAGTTTGACATAGGCGTTATCCGATACTGAGGAAGCCTCTGGCTCACGCAGTCGGATTAACACTTCGTTAGTAAGGTCTAAGTAGTTTTTAGTTGCCATATTTTTCCAAGTATATCATACTTTTTTATAAAAAGCAAGTGTTTTTTTAACAATCCCACTTTTTTAATGCCAATGCTTTGCGGGTTGGTCTACCCTTTTCGTACTTCATTGGACCAGCAACACCACCCATCCGAGCGCAGAAGCTCTTACGCCGTGCAGCCGCTTTAGGCGACTTTGCAGCCTCCTTAGCAGACACTGGCGGCTTTAGGTTAGAACCAGTGGTCTTATTGTAATAATCCCGACCTTTCTGGTTCAGTCCACCTTTAGGGTTCTGAAACGCTTTCTTTGGCATTACTTTTTCTTAGCTGTCTTAGCAGCATCCTTAAAGTCTTTAGCCGAAGGAGCGCCTTTAGAGCCTACCTTACGCATCTTTTCACCTGAGCCAGCCTTGATACGGTTTCTCTTGGCTGCGATATTGGCGTACAATCCGGGTTTAGTAGCCACGCATCGACCCCATCTTCTTAGCTGGTTTAGCTTTAGGAGTAGTTACCTTCGCTCCTGTCTTCATTGCATACGACTTAGCTTCTTTCTTACCTTTAGCGGTGTAAGGGAACTTCTTGTCTTTGACCATTGGCATGATTACTTCCTTTTCTTGGGTTGGGGTTTAGATTGTCCAGCTTTGGATAAAGCGATTGCGATAGCCTGTTTCTGTGGCTTTCCTGACTTCATCTCTTTACGAATATTGGCAGAGATAGTCTTTTGTAATTTACCTGATTTGAGTGGCATATTAATCCTTAGTATTGGCTATACTGAACGGCAGAATTTCCTTCTAACTCAACAGTAACAATAATAGACATTGTTGAGCCTGTTTCAGAAGTAATACGAATTTCATCACCTTCTTCTAGTGCAATATAAATATTACCACCACCAAACTGTAAAGTCTTTTTAGCGTCTAAAGAGTATTGGTCAATAACAACAACCTCAGTGTTTTCACTCTTATCGTACCACCACATACTTACTGCTTTGTTATTGCCTGTATGATTGCTAATATGTGCTAACAACCAACGACCCACTTGTCGTGTAGGTGTTGTAAAGACTGTAGTCTTGGTATTTGCTGTTAAGTTCTTACCAACTGATAATGAGCGCATAGTTACTTTCTAAACACCATCTCTGAAACATAGCTGATGAACGCACCAGCAACTGAGGCAACACCCATCAACGCCCACAGAGAACCTTTACTGCGTTCTGCCATAGCCACTAACTTCTTAATGTCTACTTCCATAGCATCTACTTTACGCTCTAGGTTCTCAACGGAGTTAACTAACTTACCGTACTCGATTGGGTCTATGTCTGTCATATTAGCCTACCAAAGCCTTTACTTCGTCTTGTGTTAAACCTAATGCGGCTAGTTTAGCTAGTGCAGAAGCCTTTGTATCAATGGCGGCTTGTGCGTCAGCTTCAGCTTGTGCTGTAACTGCGGCTAAGTCATAAGCTACTTCGTTGCCGTCTGCATCATAAGCAGTTGTGCCACGAATAACTGCCACTTGCGGATATAGTTTAAAAATAGTGCTGTGGTTCATCCTGCAATCTCCATCAAAGTTATTGTTGATGTTTCGGTATCTGTTTGAACTGAAACAGAAGCAGCATTAACACCGTTTCTTAATTGAGTTTTGTATGTAGTAGCGGAAGTTGTGGCTGGAGAATCTAAATAATTACACCCACAAGTTCCAAAAGAATTTACATCACTTACTGCGGTATATCCAGCACCATATTCAAAATTTAAAATATTTGTAGAGTTACGCATTAATAAAAGTTGAAGACGATTCAAAGCATTACCTGCTTCTTTTCTACAACCTTCTTGATTGACTAAAATAAGAATTTTACTAGTTGCAAATTTTGGAGTGATGGTTGCGGTTAATCCTGTATCAACAAAAGTTTGAGTTGAACTACTTACTGAGGTTGAATAAGTAGCATTAACCACTTGCAATACACTACCTGCTGGCAAGTTTTGTACCGCACTAATACCAGTAGCGGTTAAGCCTGATATT